AACTTCATCAAACTCATATCCATTGAATTTATAAAAACTTTTCTGTGAACTTTCCTTGTTTAGTTCTATTTTGTAATTTGCATAATCGAAGCCTAGCTCTCTAGCTTCGTTAACATCATTTGGATTATATCCTGTTGCTGTGTATTTTAGAAAATAGTTATCTAAATCACCCCCATAAAACTTAGAGAAATACTGTTCAACCTCCATTCTCCTTCCGTTATCCGCAAGCATTCCTATATAAATCATAACCATTTTTTCATTTTCACTAACTACTTGATATGAAGGAATCCAAATTTGACACCTACTCAACCCTTCATCATTTGGTAATTCATCGAACTCCTTATTTGAGTTGTGAATTGAATTTAGAGTATCCATTGGATTATACACATCGATAAAACAACCACTAAATTCATTAAAAGAAATTAATTCATCAACTGCATTATTTATACCTTTTAACCAAACTTTATTATCAACAAGGCATTGCATAATCTCCTTTTTAACTAATTTTGAGGCTGCGTTATCTCTTAAGGAGAAATTTCTTTTATAACGCGTTTTGTTCTCTCCTCCATCTCCTTTTAATTCATTTAAAATTATATCATCGCTTAACAACTCATTATTTTTTAGTTTGCCATATCTAAGGATTGTCTCTACCAACCAACCCTCATCCTGTAACAACTTATGGTTAAACTTGGCAGGATATCCAATTTCTTTATAATCAGCATAAACCCAAGGCTTGACATCATCTATTGCAGCGATCTGAAGCATCGACTCATAACTTTCTACTCCTACACTTTTATAGTAGTCACTATTCTCCATAAACTCATCATATACGTCCTTATCTTTTTCTATAATAGAAATATATTCCTGCTCTGAAAGCTCTTGCGTTGAAATATATATCATAAAAGGTAGTTCGCTGAATAACTCATCATTTAAGTTAGACATTAGAACAAGAACATAATCTTCAACCCCTCTCTTTTTATATATTTCCTCAATAGAAAGAACCCCCTTAGCCCTATTACCCTCACTTGCATACAAACAAATTTTACATTGTTTATGTAGTCGCCTTGTATTTTTCACCTTTAAAGGAGTCACTTCAATAGCGGTTATAGGATCTCCATCATCATTTACTAAGAGATGAAAACCTTTTACATTAAAGGAAACTTCACTTGAAAATTTCGAAAATGGAACAATCAATTCTTTCCACTCTGTTGAGACTATATATACAAGCACCTCATCATCTTTTAGACTTTTATTTTCTTTTATTGCTTCGAAATATTTTATAACTTCATGTAAAGCTTCGCGAGATGAGGCATTACTCCTTTTTAGTTCCACGATAACATATCTAGAGTGATTATCTTTAGCTAATATATCGACAAAGCCTCTTGTGCCTTTTAGGTTATTTAAGTACACCTCTTTATCTATAAATGTCAGCTCATCATCAATAACAGTAAGATTTTTTGCAAGCCGATCCCTAATTGTCGTTTCATTCACTGTCACTTATCATTCCTTTTTCCAACAAAACATTAAAATTGCAATAATAAAACCATGTGATTGGTCGAAATTATTCTTTTAAATAAAAAATACATCATTGAACGCACATGAAAACCCACATCAATTTTTTGAAGCGCTTAATTAGCCCGCGGAGAAGAGTAAAATTCAACCTGCTAATTGAACCTCTCACTCTCAGTTAGCTATACTGGGTGGTGCAATAAAAATGAGAACATCGGCCTGGAGCCTTTAATCACATAGCTCCAGTCCTTTATCCAGCAGTGGGCCGATGCTTTTCTTTACACCTGCGTAATCAGGATTATCAAGCCATACCGAATTCAGGTCACCCACTTTAACTTTACCCGCTTTAGCCATACCGTGAGCCGTTCCATTCAGAGGGTAATAGGTATCTGTCAGCGGGTTAATGACAAAGACACCACCACCGGGTAAACAAGTTAAGACAGCCCGATCAAACTTAACGGGCCACTCCTCACCAACATCCTTTTTAAATACAGCTTCACTATTATCTTTCGCCGCTGCATGTCCCGAAAAAACCAAAGTAACTGCTAACAAAATAATTTTTTTCATAATTTCCTTTTAAATATGTTTTTCTAATGTAAACAAAACGGCTCCATAAGGTTCAACATCACCTATTGAACATTCATAGCTTATAGCTGAATTTGTAAGTCGTAATCTACCGCCAGGAAGCCGAGAAACGTCAAAAACATCATAAGTCCCATCGACGCTAACGAACCAGCGCCCTCCCCCGATCTCACGTTGTGAACGGTCAATCAACCATGAGTATTTAACACCTTCTATGTACTCAGCGGCGCTGGTAGGGGAATTGAAAAGCGAGTTATCGACAGTCCATCTACCTGCTTCTTTCAGAAGGCCCGATTCAAAACGATACTTAGGAATATTGTCAGCCAACGATGTGGAAAGAGAGTTTTCTTTGGTCGGCTCGCCTCTCCCAGTTGCCAACCACGATAGGGAAACACCTGTATCTAACGCACAGGTAACCACTACATCACCAGGAAAATAATCTCGTCTTACCCAAGTACTGATAGTACCCGATGAAATTGATAGCAAATCACCTAACTCTTTTTGAGTTTTGAAACCATACGAATCGAGTATGCGTCGCAATACAGCTTTACCACCTGACGAAAGAATTTTTTCGTAGAGCGCCCTACCGCTCACTTCATCCTGATCACGAGATGAGTTTGCATTTGCAAGTTTACCCGTTACCAGCCATTGTAAATCAGTGCCAGTATCCAGCGCGCATTTTATAATCGCATTGCCCGGAACGCTGTCGCGCTGAGTCCAGCCACTAATGTTGTTAGCCGGAATCCCTAGTGCTTCCGCAAGATTTTTTTGAGTTGAAACACCGTAGGAAGACATAAGTCTTTCAAGGACTTCCGTGCTACCACCCTTCTCTTCAATCATAAAAAACACCGATTAGTGATAAATAGTCATTTACCAAATCGTTTTTGCGATCTACAGTGACGTCACACCACATGATATCCAGTAGAACAAAACGACCAATGGGAGATACTGCGTTATGCAATTGCAAAATGCAAATAGCCAGCCTGCATTTGACCTGGCCCAATCAGAAATTTTAATCGCTCACCTTACCTCTGCGCTGATGCCTGCTTTAAGCGTTGTAGTCAATGAAGCTGTAAACAGAGCTGTCAACCTGAATACATCCCCCACAATGTCAAAGGACGACTTTGCTATCGCCAACGGCATTAGCAAATCCCTTTTAGAAAAGTGGATACGTGAAGGTGTGGTTCTTCTGGCCCCCACCCCAACTACAACTGTCGTTCGTAACTCAACCTGTCGTAGGACAGGGGAACCCCGTAAAGATGTAATGGAAAAACACGGCATGGCACTGATTAACGTAGCCGCATGGCGTGAAAAGAACCGTCAGCACGCCCTCAAATGTCGTTACATCAAGTCATAACTTGATTATGCAAGTTTCTCAGGAACGAGCCATGTTTGATTACCAGGTATCTAAACAGCAGCTTCTCGATTCAGCCTGTCGCCAGTTTGCTCAAAATCACAACCTGTCAGAGCTGGCTGAAAAGGTCGGTATGCGGTCACAGGTGCTTCGCAACAAATTAAATCCGGAACAGCCTCACCAGTTAACACTGGCTGATGTGCTGGCACTTACGGATCTCACAGAAGACGCTTCATTGGTTGATGGATTGCTGGCGCAATTGAACTGCCTGCCCTCTGTCCCGGTAAATGAACTGTCAGCAGATAATCTACCGAACTACGTTTTGCACGCCACGGCTGCTGTCGGGCAAATGGCCGCCGGCGCTGTCTCAGGTGAGCATATGACGCAATCACGCAAAAATGCTTTTGTGAATAGCGTCAATTCGGGTATTCGCTGCCTGACACTGGCGGCAATGGCTGTACATACACGCATTCACAGCAATCCTGCGATAGCTTCTACTGCTGATGTTATTGGTGGTATCAGCGCATCAATCGGCCTGAGCTGAGGTGGTTATGCCTATGTCTATCGCGCCATTGCTAAAGCGACAGTCTCCTTCCCTTTCATTTGGCCACGGGGGGATTATGGGATGTGAAGGTAAGCGCTGGCATCCAAGCAACGATCAGAAAGTACTTTTGCGTGAGCTGTCATCTGTGAG